TCCGGATACTTATGTCACTTTCCATGACAGATTCGTATCTGAATACAAATCCTCAGTCGAGATGCCCACTATTGATATTAGCAAAGACCTGTCTGAAGCGGAATGTTTCTACTCCGCTCTGTCTGAACTATCTGTTCTGGAAAACTCTAAAGATTTCGATCTTGAAAAGTTTTCTAGAATGTGTGCTTTAAATTCTGTCAATCCTGAAGTAGCAGCGAAGGTAATTGTCGCGGTTCTCTCCAATGAGAGTGGTGTGACGTTACCATTCAAGGAACCTACTGAGGGTAACATTGCAGAGGCGCTAAAGCCGAATGGAAGAGATGAGGTATTGACTCTGGAGAACGTCACTGAGAATACCGATTTGACATGCAAATCGATGGTTTCGAGTGGAAGTTTGCCGCTTTGCGGAATCTCGGGCGAGATTGCGTGCGACACATTTGTGAGGAATGAGGAGATCAACAGCCTTGAAGAGTATCACATGCTCGCAGCCGAATCAGTTATTAATAACAGGATGGCATCGATTGTCTATTCAGGACCTCTACAAGTTCAACAGATGCAGAACTATGTAGACAGCCTGGTTGCCTCTTTGTCAGCTACTGTTTCAAACCTGAAGAAGCTGGTTAAAGATTCAAGCGTTGGTTTCCAAGACGCTCTCTCAAAGGTCGGCGTTTTTGATGCTCGGATGAAGCGCTGGTTAATAAAACCGACACTCAAAAATCATTCGTGGGGGGTGGTGCAGAAGTTTGACGGTAAATGCTTTTTAGCAATACTGTCCTACGACAATGAGAACCCCATTTGTGATGCTGATTGGTGTAAGGTGGCGGTTTCCAATGAGTCAATGGTTTACTCTGACATGGCAAAGCTGAGAGTGCTTAAAGGGTCCATGGGTGATAAACCACCCCATGTCAGTTCTGCAAAGGTTACTTTGGTAGACGGCGTCCCTGGATGTGGGAAAACTAAAGAAATTCTCAGAAGAGTTAATTTTGATGAGGATTTAGTATTAGTACCAGGAAAGGAAGCTGCTGCTATGATCAGGAAAAGAGCAAATCAATGCGGGAATACTGTAGCGAACAATAATAATGTTAAAACGGTTGATTCTTTCTTGATGAATCTCGGGAAAGGTCCTAGGAATCATTTCAAGAGGTTATTCATAGACGAAGGTTTGATGTTGCATCCAGGCTGTGTTTACTTTTTAGTAACTCTAAGTCTGTGTGATGAAGCCTTTGTCTTTGGAGATACCCAGCAGATACCGTACATTAATAGAGTTCAAAACTTTCCATTTCCAAAGCATTTCAGTAAGTTGATAGTTGATGAGACAGAGAAGAGGAGGACGACGCTGAGGTGTCCAGTCGATGTAACACATTTTCTCAATCAACGCTACGAAGGTGCAGTCACAACCACCTCTAAGACCACCAGGTCGGTAGGAGTGGACGTGGTTAACGGCGCAGCGACGATGAATCCAGTTACAAGACCTCTTAAAGGGAAAATCATAACTTTTACTCAGAGCGATAAAATCACACTTGCTAGTAGAGGTTATGAGAATGTCAACACAGTGCATGAGATTCAAGGAGAAA